AAACCCACGACTCTCAACCGCGCCCGATCAAGCTGGAAGATTGGCCTAGCATTATTACCGAGGTCAATTCTGGAACACTTGCGAAAGTAACCGAACTGGAGACTCAAGCCGAACTCATCCAAGCCGAACTCGCCGCGAAGAATTCGCTGATTGACTCGATCAAGAATGCCATCAAGGACGCCAATCTCGATGACGCCGCCACGGTTTCAGCCATCGAGCAAGTTCTTGCCGAAGCCGAATTACCTTCTGTGGAAAAACGCAAACTCGAAATCGCAGCGGAAATCGCTGCCAAACAAGCTGAACTTGAAGCACTATGAAGAACCTCAAAACAACCGTCGCCGGGGTCATTACTGCCGCAAGGCTATTTATTTAACGGATTGGTATTTGAGTATACAATTCCAGTTATTGCTACAGGGGACATAGACATAACAAAAACTGCTATCATTTAACAGTTTGCTACGTTACCCAATCCGAGTATATTAATATCAATTGATTATATTGGGTGGAGAAATGAACACGCCGTTAATTAAATAACTTCATGGCATCAGACGCACAATACATTCCATTTTTCAATAACAATATATGCAAATCATTCAGACAGTCAATATCAACTGCATTGGTGGCATTGTCCGCTCAAACTTGTTCTGAGGTTGTAATCTACAACAAAACTGGTGGAGATATTACAATTTATGATAATAACAACTTCTCAGTTCTTAATAGTTTGTTGTTGTCAAACAATGACAATGTTGTGATACGAGGAATTACAAATACCAATCAAGTAAGCGCATCTGCATCAGCAGCAGGCACAATGTATTACAGAAGTCAATATTATTCTTATACCCCAAGTAGATAATATCAGTAGATTTAAAGCTTTACTTAGATAAATACAATCATGGCATTGAAACTAAAATTAATCTCCGAGAATCCAGATCTGTTAGAAGATTTTGAAATTGTTGAAGAGCAAGATAATCTAAAAGCTGGTAACTCCTTGTATGTTAAAGGTCCGTTTATTGGATGTAACCAAGTTAATAAAAATAAACGATACTATGATCTCTTGGATACAAGAGACGAGGTTAACAGATATATTGAAGAGATGGTTCTTCCCGGCAGAGCAATGGGTGAATTGAATCACCCATCTAGTGCTGATGTTAATCTTGAAAGAGCATGCCACTTGGTTACTGAACTCAAGGAAGTTGACAATGCATTTTATGGAAAAGCCAAAGTTCTCACAACTCCAATGGGCCAAATCCTTAGAGCTTTGATTAATGACGGTGTTAAAATTGGTATGTCAACTCGCGCTTTGGGTTCTTTGCAAGAAGAATCTTCATACAGCAGAGTTAAGAATATGAGATTGGTTGCTGTTGATGCAGTTGCCGATCCATCTTTCCCAAAAGCTTTTGTTAATGGTATTCTTGAAAGCAAAACTTATGTGCTTGAACAAGATGGTTCATTTGAAGAAGTTTACGAAAATTTCCAAGCTTCTGTATCTAAATTACCTAAAAAGGATATGGATGGTTATCTCAAAGAACAAATTTTGAAATTTATCAACGCCTTGAATTAAATAAACTTATGCCACTCAAAAAAGGAAAAGACCAAGAAACTATCTCTTTTAATACTGGGGAATTGATGAGCGCTTACGAGAAAAAAGGTAAGATTGGAACATCAAAGCCCGAGAACAAGAAGAAAGCTGCTGAACAAGCAGCCGCAATCGCATACAGCAAAGCCGGAAAAAGCAAGAACGCTAAGAAGAAGAAGCCAGAAGAGGATAACGAATCTGTTGCCAAGAAAATGAAAGAAGGTAACGGCAAAGCAACTTTCAAAGTCAAAACTGCTAAAACCAGAAAGAAATCCGCCCCACCTACACAGGTTCACAATAAGAAAAAGGGCAACGGAAGTTACAATCGCAAAGGAAAGAATAAAACTTCTGTTGAACAATTAAATGACGACAAAGGCGTTTTTGGTGAAAATCAGCAAATTTCTCTGTTTATTAAATGTATTTTGGAAAAAAAATACAGCGATGCGAATAAATATTTAACAGGTATTCTTAACTCCAAGATGCAATCTCGCATTGAAGACGAACTCAACACCCCTCTATTCTAAACTATGAAAATTAAAGATTTACTCAACGAAGATGTTGTAAAGATCATGAGCAAAGAAACGCTAGTGGCTATTCAAGAAGCTTTCGATAAGAAAGTGGAATTGACAGCCGAAGCAGCCCTCGTTGCACAAGATGAACTTTATGCCGAAAAGTTAGATCAACTTATCAAGACGATTGATAGAGATCACAGTGTAAAAATGAAGCGCATCGTATCTGCAATTGATCAAGATAGAACTCAAAAACTTATCAAGGTTATTAAGAAGTATGAAACTTCTCTTAATGAAGGAAGCAATGGTGTTGTAAACCATGTTGTGGGTGCAGTTAGCTCTTATCTTGATACATTCTTGAATGAAAGTTTCTCCAAAGAAGATTTCGCCAAGGCAGTTAAGAACACATCCGCGATGAATGTTCTTGAAAGACTTCGCAGCACTCTTGCTGTTGACAGTGTGATGATGAAGGAATCTGTTCAAGAAGCTGTTCTTGATGGTAAGAACAAAATTGATTCTCTTCACAATGAAAACTCCGACTTAAAAAATAAGTTGAAGGTTCTTGGAGAAGAATTTAATAACATTCGCGTCAATGCTCTCATCGAAGAAAAGATTTCCAAGATGTCTGATGACAAGAAGAGCTTCGTTCGCAAAACTCTCAAAGACAAGTCATTCGACTTTATCTCTGAAAACTTTGACTATGTTTCCCGTCTCTTTGACAAAAAGGAGAAGGAAAAGATCAAAAGCATCACAGAAGACGCTAAAAAGCGTAAGATTGATGTAGATTTCATTCCAGAACAACAAAAAGTTGTAGTGGAAAGCATAAATAATAACAACGACGACGATGCATATGATCCATATGTTTCCGAGTTGGCTAAAGTTTTCGGAAACCGATAATTTTTCACCAAGAGTCATGAGGTCGCAAGACCTGAATATATAGAAACAGAGAATACGTCAAAATATGAAACCAAACTCACAAGTTAATGAAAGCAGAACTGATTCACTCGTAAGAAAGTGGTCTAAGGTCTTGGATTACACCTCAAAGGGTGTTGCTCCAATTCGTGATGAACACACTTACAGAACAACAGCTATGCTTCTTGAAAACCAAGAGCAATGGTGTATCCAAGAAGCCAATGCTTCTCAAAGTGGTGGTGTTTTCGGTGCGTCTACCTCCCTCGGGAATGGTATCGCTAACACCGACAACTACGCTGCTGGAGATGCAAGACTTCCTAAGATCCTCATTCCTATGATTCGACGCACTTTCCCTGAGTTGATTTCCAACGAACTTGTTGGTGTTCAGCCTATGGGTGGACCAGTTGGTCTTGCTTTCGCTCTTCGCTATGCTTATCAGTCCGATACTCTCGGTGCTGATGGTATCGATGGCAAGGCATTTACCTCTACCTCCCCAAGAGCTAACGGCACAGGTTATCTTTCCGGTCAAGCTGGCTTGAACGGAACAGAACTTGGTTATCAACTTCTTGATACACGTTTCACCGGAGCTTCTTCCGCATTCCTTTCAGGTAACTCTGACTGGACATTTGCTGATCAAGACCGTGGTGTTGCTGAACTACTCGCTAGTTACGAACTGACAGGTAAAATCCCTCAGATCGAAATGAAGTTCGAGAAGACTGCTGTTGAAGCAGGAACTCGTAGACTTGCTACCCGCTGGTCTGTCGAGCTTGAGCAAGACCTTAAGAACATGCAAGGTATCGATATCGATGGAGAACTTACGAACGCAATGTCGTATGAAATCCAAGCCGAAATCGACCGTGAAGTTGTGATGCGTATGATTCAATCCGCCATGAATGGTGGAGCAGGTGCTGGTTACTCCATTTGGAGCCCAGTTAGTGCCGATGGTCGTTGGACTGCGGAGCGTAACATCACTTTCTATCAAAAGCTACTTATAGAGGCCGGTCGTATGGCCGCTCGTAACCGCCGTGGAGCCGCTAACTTTGTTATCGCAACTCCTCGCGTTTGCACTATCCTTGAAATGCTTCCAGACTTCAAAACATTTGAAATCGCTGGAACTGTTGCAACAGGTGGTGTTGGTGTAGCTAAGGTAGGAACTGTTGGAAATCGCTTCACCGTTTATCGTGACACCAGAACAGAAGTTCAGAACTCAGACTACTACAAGCCAAATTACTACTCAGGCAGATCCCCATCTACTGTTGAGTATGCGTTGCTTGGTTACAAGGGTGCTGAATACTATGATACTGGTATCATCTACTGTCCTTACATCCCGATCATGGTTCAAAGAACTATTGGTCCAAATGATTTCGCCCCTCGCGTTGGTCTCATGACCCGCTATGGTATCGTGAACAATATCTTTGGAGCAAATCTTTATTACCACTTGATCCTTGTCAAGAACCTTGGTGAAGCGTTTACGCCGGGAACAGTATCCACATATCTATAATTTATTATAGATAAGGATCTTACCCACGTAGATCAACAAAGAATCAAACTGAACCCGGAGGAACCGAAGATCCTCCGGGTTTTTCTTTTAATAAATTGAATTAGTTGACATTGGACCGACAGTGCGTTAAATAAATACATGCCATCGAAATTGACAACCGCTGATGTAATCAAAAGATTTAAATTTATTCATGGCGACAAGTATGATTATTCTAATTTTGAATATGGAGGAACTAAACTGATAAAAGGAACTGTTATATGTAAATTGCATGGAGATTTTAATATCAGCAGAATGCATCATGAAAGAGGTATTGGATGTCCAACATGTGCAAATGTCCCAATAGGTGGACATAAAAAGAAAACCAAAACTGAATTTCTTAATCAATTAGAGTCATCTATTTTAAAAGGCTATGAGTTTTCTAAATTTGAATATATAAATAATCACACAAAAGGCATTGTTATATGCAATTTGCATGGGGAATTTTTAAAAAGTCCCAAAAAACTCTTATTAAATCAAGGATGCCCCAAATGCAGTGGTAAACATAAATCATCAGCTTTTTCTTTACAAGAGCAATTACCACAATATGATTTATCTAAATTTGAATATGTAAATAATAAAACATCCAGTATTGTATCATGTCCTATTCATGGCGATTGGACAGCAAGACCGGATAATCTATTATTTGGAAAAACGAGATGTCCATCATGTGCAGGCACCGTATCAAAAATAGAAGAAGAACTTAGAGAATATATAATGTCCCTTGGCGTAGAATGCCAATACAATGATAAATCTATAATCCCATCTAAATTAGAATTGGATATTTACATACCAACACATTCTCTCGCAATAGAACTCAATGGATTATATTTTCATTCTGAACTATCTGGGAATAAATCAAAATTTTATCATTTAAACAAAACAGAAGAATGTGAAAAATTAGGAGTACAATTATTGCATATTTTTGAAGATGAATGGAGAGATAAAAAAAATATCTGGAAAAGTGTGATACGCCAAAAACTAAAAATGACACCTGTGCGAATTTTTGCTAGAAAATGCGCAATACGCGAAGTCTCATTAGCAGAGGCTTCTAAATTTCTCAATGAGAATCATTTGCAGGGATACGGAGTTTCTAAAAATAGATATGGTTTGTATTACAATGATGAATTGGTTTCTATTTTGACTATTTGTAAAAGTAGATTTGATAAATCTATTGATTATGAAATATCAAGATTTGCTAATAAGCTAAATCATATCGTAGTTGGTGGATTTAGTAAATTATTAACTTATTTTATCAGAAATTTACATCCTACTACTATTGTGACTTATGCCGACAGAAGGATTTCTACTGGTGATGTATATAGAAAATTTGGAATGGTTGAATATCCAACAACCGCCCCCAATTACACATATTTTAAAAAACAATCACCTAAGCGATTCTCGCGAATGGAATTTCAAAAACATAAATTGTCTAAAAAACTTTTAAGTTTCGATGCTAATAAGACAGAATGGGATAACATGATCGATAATGGTTATGATCGTATATGGGATTGTGGAAATAGAAAATTTGTTTGGGTAGATACATACATTTTCGATAAACAAATAACTAAATAAGAATATGGCACTTTACACATTCACATCTAGCCTTTTGTCATCATCATCAACCAACAATACTCCACCACCAGTCACTACAACACTGTCTGCTGATGGCGTGAACATTATTTCGTTGTCTGCGCCCGCTGATGGTATTGTATATAATCCAGTAACCACTCTTAATTCTAAATTGAGTAGCGTTTCGATCAATGGTTGTTCTTTTGTTATTGATACTGCTTACCATAATTCAGTTATGGCATTGGCAGACGTTCCAACAAAAACATACACAGTGTTCACTTACAACTCTGCATATAACACAATCCCGCTTTCTGCTGTTGCATACGCTGCAACCAGAGAAGTTTCCAGTAAAACTCAACGTAGATTGCGTCTGTTGGGTTACTGCTGATCTAAATATTCTTGATGTTTATCCGAGGATCAGGAAGCGGTCAAGAATTTAAACGAAATGATCAATCATTTTATAGGGGGATCGTTGTCAAGAACAATGATCCCCTTCGTTTAAACAGAGTTAAAGTTTATATATCAGAAATCTCAAATCAACCATATGAAGAATGGTTTGAAAATCATGATGAGATCAATGTAAAAACTCCGGGTATCAATAATGTAGGAGACGACTGGATGGATACAGCAGTGTTTGAAGAAATAGCAAACACTATACCATGGGCAGAACCTTGTTTTCCATTGTTTGGAGAAGGTGGAGGAAGTCGATATTTCAAAGATGAAAAGATCGCAACCATCTCTGATTCAAATTACATTGAAGGATTTCAAATTTTAAATGATAAACCACCCACGATTAAAACAGGTGGATTCTCTCCAGCTTTTTTGTATGAAAACATGGGCACAGCAGTTGGCGATTCATTCACCAGTCCAATTGATAATCTATCAGGACAGTGCAATCCATACAGCTATTCATACAAGCCATCAAAACATGTTAACAAAGCTAAAGGTATGTTTGCTATACCTGAAGTGGGCACTAAAGTATGGGTATTCCATTGGCAAGGCGATTTGAATTATCCAGTATATTTCGGTATCATGCACGACGGCAGAGAATTGTCATTGATAAACAATACAAACAATGCAATCAAAACAAGCCCTACATATCCAGTTGATTTTGAAAACTAATATCTAAATACTTTTTAATGTCAACGATTTACAAAAACCGAACCATTATCAATCAACGTGCAGCGTCTATTGATATTGACAATACTACAAACAATGAAAAGATACAAATCTCTCATAGAAGCGGTAGTAATATAAATCTTTCCAATGAAGTTACATCCGAATTGGCCGTAAACAACAAGCAAACCAAAGTTATTAATGATCAGTTCACTACAGTCAATAGAAACAGTATAGAGTTTGTTGGGAAAGATAAAACGGAACGTGTTGGAGAAAATCACTACGTTTTAAAAGGGTTCAATAGCCAAACTGAAATAGATGCTTTTGCAAAATGGAAAGAAGCGTTCAAGCCGATTGCATTGAACAACAGCCAGTTTAAAATTCAACGAGGAGGTTACAGCTATCCAAACGGTATTATCACTCCTCAAAAAGGTGCAAGAGCAGTTAATCCAATTTTAAATTCCACATCTGTATCAGTAGAAAATTCTTTTAGTGGATACACAACAACCCCAATTAGAGATTCTAAAAAGGATGATGTTACGAATTACACGCCAGTTGCAGTTAGACAAGGAGACCCTGCCGCACTACACGGTATAACGAGGCTATTAATAGATAAGAGTGCAGGAGAGTCAGGTTCAAATGCTCCGGGGGTTATTACAATTGGATCTTTGGAGAGTGCAGCTACTGAAAATGGTAGTTGGACAACCAACACAGCATCAACAACAATCGCAACTCAATTGGAGGAAATTCAATCTACATTATTGCCGATTGAACAATCGATGGGCAATGGAGGGGATGATATCTATTTCACAAAGAAAAACAAAGTCAGCACAATTGGCGCAGCGTTCAACGATTTCCCATCTGTTCGAATTGATGAACAGGGCAGAAGCCAACCGTTTGAAATGCTTGTAAGTGATGTGGGGGCTTTTAAAAATCACGATACAATTCCTGTTGTGGAGGAAGTTGACAATGCTTCTATGTTCCCATGCGGAGAAGAAACCAAAGTGGTTGGCAATAGATACAATTTAATTGCTGGTTCTGGTGGTATAAATTTAAAAACCACGGGCGGTATTGAATTGGGAGGAACCGTTTTGAAAACAGGTTTTAAGAAAATCCACTTGAATTCATCGCATGGATTACATTTAATGTCTGAAAACGTGGTCGAATTGACCAGTTTGAAATCGATTGTATTGAGAACACCGAGACAAGTATTTGTCGAGGGATCGTTGGGTGTTAATGGTGACTTAATTATCGGAGGAGGATCTTATGTGGAAGGAGAAACATACGTTCAACACATAACAGCACCTGTTGAAATTCAACAAACAGAAGATACTGTTTTGTACGGTAAATTCAAGACCAACACAGATCGCACACTACCAATTGGAGAAGTGCGTATTTCTGGTTATTGGCATACTGTATATGCATTGGCCCAACAAGATTTGATTATATCTCCTCCACACAGTCACCACTTCAAAAATATCCCATTGAGATTAACAAAATCCAATGCAGATGTTCGTAAATTTGCGCAGAGTGAAGGAGTTAACAATCACTTAGCGGTGTCCAAGTCATTTCCTCAGACACACACTAAGAAAACAGTTGATGTATCTGATTAAATGATTTCATCAACCAATCCATATTGAAGACATTCTTCAGCACTAAGCCAAATATCTTTCTTCAATAGCTCATCAAGCTTCTTAACAGGAAGTTTTGTATATTCCTTATAGAAACTTTTGAGGATTGTCATGAGATTGGTGACATTATAAATTTCATCTTCCAATTCACTAAATTTACCATACATCCCCCCTGAGATTTGGTGAATTAGAACACGTGAATATTTCCCAATGACTCTATGATCACCAATCAATGATAAGAATGTTGATGCACTTGCGGCATAACCATCGACATATGTATACACTTTCGATTTCATATTTCGAATGGTGTCCACAATTGCAAACGCAGGATAAACTTCTCCTCCTTCACTTGCAATATGCAAGTGACACACAGGTTCGAAATCATCTCCCAACGTATTCTTGATGTTTTGAAGTTTAACATCAAGATCAAGAAGAGTTCTGTTAAGATCCAACGCTGCTGATTGATCAATACTTCCGTAAAATAATATCTTGTTGTCTAATACCCTAATAGATCCTTGAGGATTCCAATTTTCGTTGGATGTTGGAGCTTGCATATTTAAATAAATAGGAACTTGCTGAGATCCCAATTCATCTTCTTCAGTTGCTTTATATTTCCATCTTTTCATAATAATATTTTTTAAGCTTCGCAGGTTGAGCAGTTCAAGATACTTCTTGCTAATTCTTGTGCTGGGTTGCTACTTCTTTGATAGTAAAAACTCTTGATACCATTTTCCCATCCAAAAATCATAAGTTCATTCACTTCTTTCGGTTTGGTATTTGGTGGAATCATAAGATTCAAACTTTGACCTTGATCAATAAATTTTTGGCGATGAACAGCTTGAATGACAATTTCTTTTTGGGAAATTTCACCAAACGTCTTAAACACATCCTTTTCCGATTGTGTGAGGAAATTAAGATGCTGAACACTTCCACCATGAACAAGAACGCTTTTCCAAGTTTCTTGGGTGTTCTTGCCTTTTGATTCAAAAAGCTTAATTAGATATGGATTCTTGAATGTGAATTTACCCTTCGCCAAATCCTTTGTATAATAGTTGCTATTCAAAGGTTCAATGCTCGGTGAAACCTGACCAAGAATAAATGAGCTTGATGTTGTAGGAGCAACGGCAAGAGTTGTTACATTTCTACGACATTGATCGCTACCAATATAAATTGGAGCGCATCCAAACAACTTAGCAAGTTCTTCGGTTGCCTTATCAGCTTTCTCTCGAATCTTACTCCAAACAGACATATTCAGAAGTTTAGCATCCATTGATTCAAATGCAATCATTTTATCTTGAAGAAGACTATGCCATCCCAAAACACCAACACCCAATGCACGTTGATTAACTGCAAAGTTTCTTGGCGCTTCCATGAATTTAACATCGGTGGTTTTAGTAATGAATTCTGACATGACAGCATCCAAGAAATAAACCAAAGTCTCGACAGCATCTGTATCTTTCCACTCTTCCCATTTTTCAAGATTCAAAGATGAGAGATCGCAAACGAACGATTCGTTTTCATCATTCGAAAGGAAAATTTCAGAACAAAGATTTGAATTGTGAATTTTTCTTCCTGTCGATTTATAAATTTCAGGAGCTTGATCGTTGGCATTGTCGCTGAAGAAAATGTAAGGATAACCGCTTTCAAAACGCTTTTGAATAACCTTACCCCAAATCTTACGCTTTTTCGCGTCTCCTGCAATCATGGAAGACATCCAATCATTGGAAACACAAACACCAATACTCATATCCTGAATTTCATGACCATCAGAACGTATCTTTAGGAATTCTTCAATATCAGGATGATCAATTGGTAGATAACCTGCGAATGATCCACGGCGAACATTACCTTGCGATACAACGTTCATAAGCTTGTTATAAAGCTCCATGAAGTGAACTGCGCCAGTAGATGACCCACCTGATGATATAGACGCTCCACGGCCTCGTAGTGCGCCAAAATAGCCACTTGTGCCGCCTCCAGCCTTGGTCATTTGACCAACCTCTGCTAGAGTGTTTAGAATGCCTTCCATGGTATCTGGAATGTAAGATCCAAAACAATTATGCAATACTACACCAGATGCGCTAAAAGAATGATCTTCATCTACTGTGAAGTCATAAACATCCTCAACCTTTTCAGTAAGATGCAATTCTTTAATTTTGGCATATCGCAACCCATCGTAAAATTTAATAGCTGAATTGCTGTTATTTTTTGAATACTTGTCATTATATTTTCTAAAATTGCATGTATACGTGTGTGGTGTGGTTGATAAAACAGAAGATTTTTCTTGCATTTGTAATGACATTCCCAGACCTAGCTTCAAACCGATTTGATATATTTGAAGAAGCATTTTAGGATTTGCCACCGTTATTCTACAATCTTGGCACTTAGTTATAGTCCCATCACCAGCCAACAAGCCATCTAAGAAATATTTTAATTTCTGTTTGGGTAATTCCATAATCCATTCTGGAATCAATTTATTCTTACATCCATCACCAAATGAATGAAACAAATTTCCAATTATTTGAGAATTAACATCGGTAGTTAGCCAAGTATAGATAACATCACCTCTTTTAGTAGAGCCTGTATAAGTATTACCATTTAAATTCAATTTAGACTTTATAATATTCAACCATTTATGTGTCAATTCAGCTTCGTCTTTATCATTTGTTGTTATTCGTATCCCGACAGGTTCTTTTTTGTTATTTTTGGAAACGCTACCTTCAGCAAACCAAAGTCCAAACGCCCACGCCAAATCTTCATCAATTTCTATAAATTCGAATGGGTTTGAAAAATACTCTACTGTTTTTCCATTTTTGGTAGTTTTTGATTTGGTATTTTTTGAAATTTCTTTGTAAATCTTTCCATCGATAACATGTGGGTTGTAACTATTACAAAACGATTTCATATCTATTGTGTAGTCCTTCTCAACACTCTCAATATCACCGTTGATCGCAACGAGATGCAGATCAGGATTAAGTTCGTCGGTTCGCACCCATCCCACGTTAGTTAAAACTAAATGATTGCCTGTTAGATAAAGAGGAGTCATTCTATTAGAAACTTTTAATTTAAAAATATTATTTTTATTTTTAGTTGGTATAATATCAATAACTTTTCTATAACGTCCCCGGTGGGTGAGAACTTCGTCTCCAATTTCTATATCCTTTGCCATTTTACCTCCACCGCTCTTTGTATTAATCCAAGTGTCACCAACGACACAACTAATAGGCAATCCACGTTCTCTTCCAAAGTTTGAAATTATAGGACTTGAAATTGAATAAAAACCTCTACTTAAGTAGTCTTCAAATTTATTTGCAAATCCATCAATTCCCAAATAACGCTCTGCTGTTTTTGCTATATCTTTGAACCTTTCTTCTGGTGTTTCTCCTTCTAAAAGATATCCTCTTTCCAGAAATTTTCTGGAATCCTCATTAAGCCAATAGTATTTGTTTGTCATAATTAAAATAGAATTGTGTTGTTTGGGATGTCTTCTTCAGGTACAATATAAGCATCGATTACATCCCTATTTTCGATATCTTTAGCTTTCTTTAATCTATTCAATCCATCTGCAACAGATAAGCCGTATGATTTGTTTTTAATAACAAGTAGCGGAAACGATGTATCAGCTCTCATCATTCGTTGATTAGAGCTTTCTACATCTTTCTGATTTTGTTCATCCCACCATTTTAAATCATGCTCTAACTTGCTAATAGGAAAATTCTTCTTGAGATATTTCTTCTTATTATCTTCAGCAAATTTAACAACAGCCTCAACAGATCTTTTTTTACCTTTATCATCTGTCATTACACTGTCTTTAAAATTTTCCAAAAGGCTATTTACTATATCATTAAATTTCATAAATTAAAATAATTCACTTTCGTCAAAACATTGGGCCTTTTTTGTGTAACCCGTGTCTTTGCTATGGAAGAAGTCGGTCATGTTGTTTCCTAGAAGTTCCTCATCAAACCACACAGTTTTGGAAAGTAAATCCTGATCGACATCAAAAACTGGCAAAAATCCAATTTGTTCCAAAGATTCATTGATTCTATTCTTGATGAATTCTTTTAGAATAGGAGCGGACAAGCCATCTTCTTCCAAACCATTGATCATCCAATCGATGATTTTACTTTCTGCTTTAAAAGCTTCTTGAGCTTCTTGTGCAATTTTAACGGAAAGTTCATCATCGAACAATTCTGGAAGCTCTTCTCTGATAGTGTTGATTATTTTAATACCTACCAATGCATGAATATTTTCTTCGTTTCGTGTGTATTTGACTTGTTGGTCGGTGTCCTTCAAAACATTTTTGAAACGGGCAAACCAATTAATAATATAGAATTGGGAGAACAATGAAACGTTCTCAACGAACAAAGTAAACAAGATCAAAGCATACAAATATTGTTTCTTGGAATCTTTGTAGAATTTATGCGTGTATTTCTTCAAATACTTGACTCGCCCTTGAATAAAGTCCAATTTCAAGTTTTCTTCAAAAATGTCTTCAAGCTCCAACACGGTAAGCAATCTTTCGTAAGCGTTATTGTGAATCACTTCCACGTTTGCCATTACGTATCCCAAATCTTGAAGAGCGGGATGTGGAAGGTTGTCTCCCAGCTTGGCCCAAAAGGTTTTGACTGCAACTTCGATTTGTCCAACAGCAGAAAGAGTGCGGACGATGATTTCTCTCAATTGATCGTCCAGATCAACTTTGAATTGGTGTAAATCACTTTTAAAGCTGAATTCTTTGTCGGTCCAGAAGCCATCATGCATTGCTTGGATAAAGGTTTCTGTCCATGGATAACGGTTTGGTTTTCGGCTTATTTGTTCATCAAATATCATAGTTTTATTTATGTAAAGGTTTTGTATAAATGAAACACATATTGCCACAATCGTATATTTTGTAATATTTTAATTGTTTCATTATTTGTGATTCTGTCATATTCTCAAAATTTCCAAGTTTTGAAATTATTGATTTTCTAAATGAAAATCTATGCAGGCGCTTGAGGTCATTTGGTTTAAAATACCAATAATTTACTGACGTGTTGTGTGAAAATGTAAAACCTATTTTTTTGTAAACATCACCTACACTCCATCTCCTATCAGCGTAGGATACCAGCACATCTCCAAAATTCAAGTAGTTTTCAACAAAAAAGGCGAGTAGTTTGCCAGCCGCTCCCATTATTTTAAAATGTGAAATGCTACAAAATCGCACAAGTTCCCAGCTATAATTTTTTGTGAATCCCAATGATGATCGGGGTTTTGAAAATGTCATCACGGATACCAATCGATTTTTATAAAATAATCCAAGTTTTATAGATGACTTGTCTGATGATTGGATATGATATTTTTTCAAAAACCTAGAGCATAATGATTTATCAAGTTCTAATACCTTGCATTTTCTAGCGGGTATAGATTTTTTTATAAGACCTAATAAATTTTTTAATCTAGTTATTACTATGTTTGGATTAAACATAATCTCATCTTCAAATATTTGAACAATTCTATATCCACTGGCATTACATTCATTTAATTTATTTAAATGGCATTTTTTATCTATTTTTTTCTCAGTCGAATGCCAATAAAGTCCGTGACATTCTATTGCTATTTTTTTAGAAGGAATTACAAAATCTAATTCTTTGGGAGATATTACAGTTCTATCATTTTTTATGTATTCTATGCCATTTTGTATTAAAAAAGTTTCTATAAAATCTTCTTGTTTGGAACCCATTAAACTGCATTTGCGACAACCTCTTCCCGTTAAATGATCGCGGGGAGCTTGTTTAAACTCGCCGTGAATATCGCATTTTATTGAGATCGTATTTAAACATCCTTTATAATCTACATTGTCATATGAAAATTTATCGCCGTGTATTTTTCTTGCCTTTACGACAAACTCTACCGTGTTGCTTTTTTGTATGACAGAATTTTTTTCATTTGAGCATTTTCTACATCCAGATCCAGCCAAATGTGAATCTGGACGTTGAGTAAACAAGCCATGTTTTGAACATAATATATCTATCTTAGTTTTTGGATTGATATAATTAACAAAATTGTAATCGTAAATGTTACCATGCACTGTTTTCGCTTTTTTAATAAAAGCGTCCAAGTCACCTTTTTTACGAACATCCGATCTTTTGATCGTCGCACATTTTGGACATCCCTTTCCCATCAAATGATTATTGGCTTCTTGTGAAAATTTACCGTGATTTGGGCAAATGATGTCTATTTTACTTTTACTGTTGAAATTTGTGACTGGTAATTCGTAATCATAAAAGTGGTCATGTCGTTCATTAGCTTTGCTTAAAAAAGACGATGAATATTTGTTTAACCCGATTTGCCGCATTTGATTTTGTTTTTTATGCATTGTATCTGATGTCATCGGTTTGTCAAATTGGTTTCGTTCGATTATTTAGCGCGTGTTTTTGATGATGCTGGGTTGTGCTAAAAAATAGATTTTTGATTAAATAGTGTTACGCATGCACAAAAATTGGATCTCAGAAATTGACTTGATGTTGGAGGGATACCCTGCCTATATGCAACCTCCTCAGACTACGGGTGGTATGCAAAGAGCGCAACAATCGACTGTATCATACCCTAAAGGTGTGCTGGGTGTGATGCCTGACAACTCTTTGTATAACACAAGTCAAGCAAATCCAAACACCTCAACATTTGGATCAGAGCAAGAAGAAACTCCTGCAATGGTGGATTGCAATAAAATCCTACAGCATATCAATGAGTTAGAATCCGAATTGGATCACAATTCAAATTCTGACAGAACTGCTTTGATGTGCTTGAAAAAACTTTCCAGATATATTAGCAAATTATGAAAAAGGACGAAAATAACGATATTGGAAAACTTTATGAAAATTTCATTTTGAATGAAATTGCAGGAGCTACTAATTATTGGCTTTCATCCGATGGTGAATTGATAAAAGTTGAAGATCATATAGATTACGCTGTTAAAAATTTCAATACGCCGTTTCATATTGATCCTGATGAATATATTCCTATGAATTCTAATGGTAGTATAGCAGAAGAGAATGATGTATACGACGCTGTATTTCAAATGGGTTATGTTCGTGTGGTTGAAGATTCTGCTAATATCTATTTTACATATTCATTATCCAAAAAACCAAACAGAAATCAGTTCATGACTTTATATGAATTGGCTCAAAATAAAAATAAGAATCTAATTGACGGTGAAACAGATAAAGTTATTGTCAAATACAACGATGAAGAACCGGATGTTGCTGGTAATGCTGCTGTTAAAAAAATGGATATTGATATGCAGCCATCTTTTTACAAAAATAAAAGAGGCAACTATTGGGAATCAGTTGCAAATTCCAAATCATTTGATTACACAAAATTAATTTATGAAAAGCTTTGAAGAATATTTTATGACAGAAATGGCGCTTACTGATTTTAAAAAAATTGGTAAGTGGAATGATCCTAAAAATAGGCACGGTTACGATAAGCAAAGTGTTGCTATATTGAATTCTGATGCTGGTGTTAAAAAAATTCAAGATAAATTCAACAATATCAATATTGCTGATTTTAATTTATATTTTGTGAAAAAACCAAACGCCTCCAAAGCTAGAGAACTTGGTAAAGTTAGCGCGGAGTATTTGAAAGACTACACCGGAATTGAAATTGGTAAGGACATTCCAGTTCCATCGGAAGATTCTATTACTGTTGTGTTTACAAATAATGCAGCTTCTGAAAAAGTTCCCTTGACATATTGGACTATCGCCCATAGAATAGGTCATGCCTTTGATGCTACTGAACGTAGAAATTATAGAAGTGGTAATTACAGAGCCACTTTCATGAATAGATTAGATAAATTATTGGATAATATTTTAAAAGAATGTTATAATTATAATATTTCTAAATCTTCTTATAATAGAGAATTGATATTTGCATCAAAACCAGAAATTAGAAATTTCTTTGAATCTATTGGTAAATTTAGAAGTGCTAGAATGAAAAAACTTTTTAGATCTAGTGAATTTTTATTTGAATGTTTTGCTCAGTATCTATTGTCGAATGGTAATTTAACATTT